GATGGTATTCTTGAACTTGCAAAGGAAAGTGAACATCCAAGGTCTTATGAGGTTGCTGGTCAACTGATTAAGAATGTTGCAGATGTTACAGAAAAGTTAGGTGAGTTGCAACTTAAAATGCAAAAGTTAAAAGAAGTACCAAGTAACGCACCAAAGAATGTAACAAACGCATTATTCGTAGGTTCTACTTCAGAACTTCAAAAGATGTTAAAAGGAAAATAAAATGGCATTACTAACCCAAATAAAAAATGGTGCAATTCAAGGTTCTGGAACTACACTTGCAAACGCTGATGTAGACAAGTCTGTATCTGGTGATACACTGATTGTTTTTGATAACTCTGCAACTGCATTTAAAAGAGTGAGTGCATCTGGTTTAGGTGGTGGTAAGTTTCTTGGAGAAACATCTGGTGGTGCTGGAGATATTATTCGTGTTCATGAAAATGAATTAAACACAAGTGCAACCATTGATGCAAATAATAATGGATTAGCAGCTGGGCCGTTGACGATTGCAAGTGGAGTAACACTTACAATCAACGGTGAACTTTCGGTGGTATAGACATGAGTAAAATTACAGTCACAACATTAGCAGGACAAACATCTGGTGCAGATGCAAACAAAGTCAAGATTGAATCTGGTGATACTCTTGAATCATCAACAATAGGAACTGCCTCTGGTGCAATGTCAATCAAACCAGCAGGAACAGAAGTTGTTAATGTAGGAACTACTGGTGATTTACTTGTAAAAGGAACAACTAATCAAAGAGCTGCGTTAATTCTTCGTGCTGGTTCTAATACTGCAAACAGTCAACTTCGATTTGGTGACCAAGCGTCTGATACTTCTGGTCGTATTATGTATGACCATTCAGATGACACTATGAGATTTCAAACCAATGGTTCTGAAAGAGTTCGTATATCTGCAGCCGGTCTTGCAATTGGTGGAACTGGTGCAGCCAACACCTTAGACGATTATGAAGAAGGCACTTGGTCAGCAGAATTAAGAGGTGAATCATCAAGAGCATCTACCCCAGTAATATCAACCACAGCAAAATATAGAAAAATTGGAGATTTAGTTTTTGTTGCTGCTTATTTTGCAAACGTAAATACATCTGGAGCATCTGGAAATTGTGTGGTCACTGGATTTCCATTTCAAGCTATAAATCAATTATTTGGTTTAGATGTGCAAACATATGGACAAGATTATGATGACGCTGGTGGGGTTATTAGTGTCAAAATGTATATAGAAAATAACTCACAAGCGACTTTACTTGCAACTAAAGATAACGCAGCTTGGCAAGTAACTAGTATTACAGCTGGTAGTGGTAAATATCTTCAGATGCAAGGGTGTTACCTTACAGCGTCATAATAAATAACTTTATAGGAGAATATAATGGCAGAAATTAAAGTGACAGTAACAGACACACAAGTAAAGTGTCTTGAGTATGCTGCTTATTCAGTCCAAGATTGGTGTGATAATGCAATTCATAATCGTGCTCGTATTGCACAAGATGAAATTATTGCAAAACTTGTAGAACATTGCAATGCAAATTCTATTGCACTTGCAGTAGGAACTGATGCACAAGTTGCTCAAGCATATACTTTGAAAGTAGTTGATACTGCAAAGAATATTACTGACAACCAAAAATTACCAGACGCAGAATAGGAAATAATTAATGTCATCCAAAATTAAAGTAGATACCATTGAAAATGTTGCTGGTTCTGGAAATGTAAGTTTAGGTTCTGGACATAATCTTGTGGTGCCTGGTAACAATACTACTTCTGGAAATGCAACAGTAGGTGGAACACTTGGTGTTACTGGTGTAACAACTCTTACTGGTGACCTTGCAGTAGATACTAATGTATTAAAAGTTGATAGTTCTAATAATAGAGTAGGCATTGGAACTGCATCTCCTAGTTATACTTTACATTCTTCAACATCCACTGGTTCTGATTTTGCTGGATTTTTCCACAATGGAGCCGGAAGTGGAAATGGTACAGCACTTGTCGCTAAAGGTGGTGCAAATAATTCTGGTGCTGGTACATTTATTGTTCAAGATTATGGTGGAAATGAAGATTTTAAGGTTGATGGTCTTGGTCGTGTAACAAAACCTAATAATATAAGTTTTATGGCGAGAGGTGGAAATGACAATTATATAAACACTAACCCAATTCCATTTCCGACTGTAACTGGTTTGGGAGCTCATAATATAGGTGGACATTATAATAATTCAAATTACACTTTTACTGCTCCAATCGCTGGAAGATATTTTCTCCATGTCCATCTGGGTCTTTGTAGAATTAATGGTAGTGGTGCTAATTGCTATCCATACATTAGAATAAATGGTACTAATACACAGTATAGTTATTTTCATACTGGAGCGTCCGGCTACAACTATTCTAATAATAATATGAGTGGAGTTTTTGAATTAGCTGCAAATGATGCTATTACTGTACATTTTTTCGCATCCAGTGGTACTTATTATAATGGTTCATCTGAGTGTAGGTTTTCTGGATATTTGATGGGATAAAAATATGTCAACAATTAAAGTAGATACAATCGCAACAAGAACTGGTTCTGGTAATATTACTGCAAGTAACACTATTGCTGGTACTTCTGCAACTTTGTCTGGAACACTTGCTGTTACTGGTGCAACAACTACGGCTGCAATTACATCAACTGGTAGGCATGACGTAAACTTTAATGGTTCTTCAACACAAGCATTTAAATATACTGATACCGGCGGTGGTAACTTAGCATCATTTGGTCAGTTTTATAATCCATCAAATTCTCTTATTGGAAATATTCAAAATGCAGCCAATGCTGGTGTTCATATAAATGTTGGTAGTGGTTCAGTATGTTTTACCCAAACTGGTTACACGGCTGCAAATGCCCTTGACGATTATGAAGAAGGCAGTTTTACGCCAGTTCCAGTAGTTACATACAATCCAGGCGGTGTGTCAGTAAGTAATATAACACAGCAAATTGGGAAATACGTTAAAGTTGGTGGTATGGTATTTTTCCATGTTAGAGTAAGATTTGATAAAGCAGGAAGTAGTGGAAATATTGGTATAAATGGTATGCCATTTGCTGCTAATGCAATCATTGACTTTGGTAATGTCGGTATGGCAAGAGAGGGTGCTACGGAAGGTAGTGCTTATCAATTTGAAGGTATGACTGGTGGAGGTACACAAATTGGTGTAATTAGAAAATATGATAATAATAGTCTTGGAACTGGAACTAAAGACATTCAAGGTCATGGATTTTATAGAACAGACAGTTAATAAATAACTTTATACCTCTAGTGGATGCTAGGGGCGGACAAAAGGAGAAAAATAATGGCGATTACAAAACGTACAGAAGAAGATAAAATTGAAGTAGTAGGCGAGTTCAAAAACATTCAAGTGAGAACTGCCACTGTAATTGAAGAAGATGGTGTGGAACTTTCAAGAAGTTTTCACCGTCATGTTGTTGCACCAGACTCAGATTCATCTAGTGAAAGTGCAGACGTAAAAGCGATGGTTGCACAGTTTCATACTGATACAGTCAAAGCTGCATGGAAAAAACATCAAGAGGATAACGCACCAAAGGAGTAATAAATATCTGAATGACAGATATTAATCATTACTTAGGTAATCCACTTCTAAAAAAAGCAAATGTTCCAGTAGAATGGACAAAAGACCAAATTCTTGAATACCAAAAGTGTATGCAAGACCCTCTGTATTTTTGTCAGAAATACATTAAGATTGTATCTCTAGATGAGGGTCTTGTTCCTTTTGATGTATACCCATTTCAAAAAGAAATACTAGGAACGATACACAATAATCGTTTTACTATATGTAAACTTCCCAGACAATCTGGTAAGACAACTACAATTATATCTTATATCTTACATTATGTTCTATTCAACGAACAAATGAGAGTAGCGATACTTGCAAACAAAGCTGCAACTGCAAGAGATATTCTTTCCAGATTACAACTTGCATATGAAAACCTACCCAAGTGGTTACAACAAGGAGTAATGTCTTGGAATAAGGGTTCTCTGGACTTAGAGAACGGTTCTCGTATTGTTGCATCATCTACATCTTCAAGTGCAGTTCGTGGTGGTTCTTACAATATGATTTTCTTGGATGAGTTTGCTTTCGTACCTCACAATGTCGCAGAAGATTTCTTTAGTTCTGTGTATCCTACAATTTCATCTGGTAAAAATACTAAGGTTGTTATCGTATCAACTCCAAACGGTATGAATCTTTTCTATAAACTTTGGTCTGATGCAGAGAGTGGTAAAAACTCTTACAATCCGATTGATGTTCACTGGAGTGAAATCCCAGGCAGAGATGAGAAGTGGAAACACGAAACTATTGCAAATACATCACAAGAACAATTTAATCGTGAATTTGAGTGTGAATTCTTAGGGTCTATCAATACCCTTATTCACCCAACAAAGATTAAATCTATGGTATTTGATGACCCTATACAACGTAATGCTGGATTAGAGGTATATAAAAAACCAGATAAAGATAGATTGTATACTATGGTATGTGATGTTGCAAGAGGAACAGAACAAGACTATTCTGCATTTCTTGTATTTGATGTATCAGAACTTCCCTATCGTATTGTTGCAAAATATCGTAACAACGAAATCAAACCCCTACTATTTCCAAACGTAATTCATGATGTTGCAAAAGCATATAACAATGCATATGTAATGATTGAGGTAAATGATATTGGTGAACAAGTTGCAACTGCAATGCAGTATGACTTAGAGTTTGATAATCTAATCATGGCATCCATGCGTGGTAGAGCTGGTCAGATACTTGGTTCTGGGTTCTCTGGGGGTAAAGTGCAGTTGGGTGTAAGAACAACTAAAGCAGTAAAGATGTTAGGATGTTCTAACCTCAAACAATTAATAGAAACTGATAAGTTAATCATTAATGATTATGACCTTATAACAGAGTTTTCTACATTTGTCAAGCATGGACAATCATATCAAGCAGAAGAAGGACACACAGATGACCTTGCAATGTGTTGTGTATTGTTTGCATGGATGACAAACCAAACATATTTTAAAGAACTTACTAATGTAGATATTAGAGAAAAAATGTTCTTAGAACAACAAGACCAATTAGAACAAGACATGGCTCCATTTGGATTTATGGATAACGGTATTGATGACCCTATGGGTGAATCTGTTATTGATGAATACGGACAAAGGTGGAGTCCAGTAGTGAGAGATTTTAGTAATAACTGGTAAGGAGATAGTTATGCCACCTCGTAATCATAAGAATTGGACTAAAACGCCTAACGTAGAATATATCTCAAGTGAATGTTATAACAACACTGAAATTTTTAAAAGAGAAATTGAAGACATTTTTGCAAAAGTTTGGGTGCCTGTTTGTCACATGAGTGAACTCCCAAATATTTTTTGTTACAGAACATCACAAATTGCATTTCAAAATATTGTAGTATGGAATGTAGGTGATACTGTAAAAGCATTTTTAAATCATGGCCCACAATCACCTTCTGGTAAAGCGTGGAATGATGAAACTTTTGGTAAAGAACTATATTGTGAAGTAAAACATGGTGGTATGGTTTGGGTAACACTAAATGAAAACCCAACAATGTCAGTAGAAGAATGGACTTGTGGTGCATTTGATTGTATTGCAGATGCAATTGATACAGAAGAGATGGAAGTCTTTCACTATCACAAAGCAATCATAAACACAAACTACAAGTTATGGCATGACACAAATAGTGAGTTCTATCACGATTTCATGCATTATTTTAATCGTGTATCTGGTTTTAATGATGAATACTTTGCAAGAAAAAATATACCTTTTGATAACGGTCATGTAAACGTAAGTTCGTTTACGGTAAACTATGAAGAGTATGATGGATTTGAAGATAGGGGTGAGTTATCATTTCCAAATCTACCACCAAACCAGTGGTACATGGTAGACTTATTTCCAGGCTATAACTTTAATTTGCGTGGTAGTGCGTATCGTTCTGATAGTGTAACACCTCTTGGGCCTAACCAAGTGCTCATAGAGTTTCGTGGATACGGTCTAAAGAAAGATACCAAAGAAGAAAGACTTACTCGTATTAAACATCATAATTCAATATGGGGGCCTTTTGGTCGTAACTTACATGAAGACTTGATTGGTGTTGCTGGTCAAGGTACTACAATGCGTGAAGGTACGGAGAAGAGAAATATTCTACATGGTAGACATGAGAATGGTACTATTCATGATGAAGTTGGTATGAGACATTATTATAGTGCGTGGGGAGATATGTTGGGTGTTAATCCAGAAAGACCACTTGCAGCTTAGTAAAGAATAGTAAAAACCTACATAATATCAATAATGTCGTGTTCGTATTTAATAAAACAATTGGAACAAACTACTTTTGATTTTTCTATGAGGTCAACTACTTCTTTTCTAGATTCTTCATTAAGACCTAATCGTTTAGATTTAAAACGAATCTCTTTATCGTGGGGGTAAAATTTTAGACAGGCTGTTTCTGGTTCACCACAATGGTGACAAGAATATGGTGCAA